AGACGCTGGATAGACGTCCGTCTATTCCAGGAGCGGCTGTTTTCGGAAAATCAGGTAACGTCTCGAAGAGATTCGCAGACGAGTATCTGAATTCCGAATTCGCTTTAAAGCCGCTAGTTTCCGACATCAAGGGTATGGCTCAGACTGTTAAGAATACGAATCGTATTCTTAAACAGTTGGAGCGTGACTCCGGTCGTCTTGTTAGACGACGCTACACGTTTCCTGTGGAACGCAGCATCGAGGTTCTGAAGGATGAAACTTGGGCTAACGTAAGTTATCCCTTGATGCATACTCGGAACTACGGTGCTGCGGGGCTGTATTCTCTTCGTCGTCAAACCACGAAGAGGATGTGGTTCTCAGGTGCGTATACGTACTACTATCACCAGGGTGATAAACTCTGGGATAAGTTGTTACGTAACGAACAGGCGGCTAACCGTCTGTTTGGTCTTAGGCTTACGCCTGACCTCATCTGGGAACTTACGCCCTGGAGCTGGGCCGCTGATTGGGTGACAAATGCTGGAGATGTTCTTAAGAACATCTCTGCATTCTCCCGAGATGGGCTGGTGTTGAACTGGGGGTATATGATGTGTGATCTTACGATCACCGATACCCATATCCTGCGAGTCAACACCCGACAGGGTGCGATTCACAGGCCGATTCAACGTTTCACTACCAGAGTGAAGCGTCGAATCCCAGCAACACCCTATGGATTCGGAATGGATCCCGGCTGGAGTGACTTATCATCACGCCAGCTTTCCATCCTCGGCGCGCTTGGCATCAGCCGTGCGCGGTAAACACCGAGCTCCGAAGAGGTCGAGGGGTTACCTTTGGCCGTCTTTGGCATGGTTTGCATACACAGGAATTGCATTCCTGTTGATGCTTCCCATGTAGGGATCCAACCTACCCGCTTCACAACCAGTGAAGTGGGCCCACCTGTAGGAAGGCACGTCACTTGTTCACCGATCCTCAGTCCGTCACTATCAATACCGTCGCTAATGCGCTTCCGCGCACTGGCGTTGGCAGTTCTTCCGCCGTCTATACTAAGGACGACGGAAATGTCAAGCTGTCCGTCTCGCATGCCTATGGCAAGCGAACTCGACGAACGGCACGGATTGATTTCCGGAAGACTGCTGCTGACCCGATGTTCCCGACTCAGAACACTCCGTATTCGATGAGTGCTTACATCGTTGCGGATGTTCCTGTTGTTGGGTTCACGATCAGTGAGCAGAAGCAGATCATCGATGGCCTTACGGCCTGGCTGACTGCGTCGACCGGCGCCAATGTCACCAAGTTGCTTGGTGGCGAGAGCTAACATGAGCAGGTTAGAAACTGCCTTCCGGTGGTTTCTAGCTGGTACGGCTCTGCTAGAGATAGCAGGGTCGTTCCTCGTGTTGACTCTTGGCGATCTCTGGACTGCACTGAGAGGAAAACCTCCACTCGGTGACCAACCATGGGATCCTGACACATGTGACAGGTCATAGCCTACCTCTTCTATTAGGAAGGGGGGCCATGAAAAGGATCATGTGCCTCTTGCAGGAGGTCCTCCTTGACAGGGGGACCTGGTGTGGCGTCAGCACCAGCCTCGATTTCAAAAGAATCGAGGCTAGGGTTGAACACGAGGGACAATCGTTTTTAACGATTGCCCTGCCGAACTATGGAAAAGGCTTCGAAAAAAGCCTTGACCAAGGGTTCGTCGACGAACAGATGTTCAAGATCTCCTCACGGAGTAAAGAACATCGCGGTCTCCCTGCCCTATTGGAGGGTTTCCTGCGTCTCGTGTTCGATCCGGATGCTGGACGGTTGCTTGATGAACCTGACCCAGATGCTATCCAAGCCGTTCGTCAGATTACTCTGATGTGGGGCAAGATGGCGGCCGAGACGACTGATAGCCGTCGCGACTTTACTCTGAGGCAGTTTCTCAAGTGTGAGCAGGAGGTTCGCCAGGCGGATGCCAATCGAACTGAATCGGATTTATCTCGATTCAAGCGTTTGGCTACGCTGCTTTGGGGCGATGTGTTGCAACGCGTAGATGAGGATATCTTCTACGGTCGCATCGTACCAAAGCACGGCCCAGGCACAACATCTGAGGGTATTACCGGTAACGGTAAATACAATCAGGTGGAGTGGACTGAGCGGCTGGAACAGGTGTTTCCATCACTGGATCATCTGTTTCCGTCATCCAGCTATTATCAAGAGCTGGATCAGGTGAAACTCCTCGAACCTGGAGCGGAGAGGCCCGTGAGGGTCATAACCGTTCCTAAAACGCTCAAGGCGCCAAGAGTCATCGCGATCGAACCGCTGTGTATGCAATATGCACAGCAGGGAGTTCTCGAGTCTCTTGTCAATCATCTGGAAGGGTTTGACAACCCTACTAGATGGTTGTGCGGATTCCAGGACCAACGCCCTAACAGGCGGATGGCCTTGGAAGGCTCTCTTTATGGAGAGCTGGCGACGCTGGATCTCAGCGAAGCCTCCGATCGCGTCTCGAATCAGCTCGTACGCGAGATGGTTGCTCACTGGCCGAATGTTGCTGCGGCCCTTGATGTCACCCGCTCGCGGAAGGCTGATGTGCTTGGCAAGACTTACCGTCTTGCCAAGTTCGCGTCGATGGGTTCGGCGCTCTGCTTTCCCGTGGAAGCGATGGTCTTCGCGACCATCATCTTCTGTGGGATTGAAGAAGCGCTCAACCGCCAGTTGTCGAAGAAGGACATTCAGTCCTTCAAACGACGGGTGCGCGTCTACGGTGACGATATCATCGTCCCCGTAGATTTTGCCGTTCAGGTCGTGGGAAAGCTCGAAGATTTTGGTCTTCGAGTCAATACCGGCAAGTCTTTCTGGACTGGGAAGTTCAGAGAGTCTTGCGGCAGGGAGTACTATGACGGACACGACGTTTCTATCGTGCGTGTCAGAAGTATGCTCCCTTCCCGACCTGGGGACGCTCACGAGCTGGTCAGCACGGTCTCTCTTCGTAACCAGTTGTATTTCACTGGCTACTGGAGAGTGTGTAGGTGGCTCGACATGTTGATTGGGGATTTGATTCCCTTTCCTCATGTCGGACCGGACAGCTCGGTGCTGGGCCGGCACTCCTTACTAGTCTCGTATGAGACCCAGAGGATGTGTCCTCGAACCCATGCCCCTCTTGTCAAGGGGCGTGTCGTCTCGGCTGAGATTCCTCCAAGTTACTTGGAGGACTCAGGTGCTCTGCTCAAGTACTTTCTTAAGCGTGGGGCTGAGCCCTTTGCTGACAGGAAGCACTTGGAGCGTTCTGGACGTCCTCGTACCGTCCGCACCAAGACGAGGTGGGCACGGCCATACTAAGTATGGCTGTGTGGAGGGCTAACCACGCCCTTCAGTGAGGAGGCATATTCAAATGTGCCCCTTCTCAGGCAGGC